AGCGATCACCATCATTTATTTATTTAACGACCTGATTGATCCCTTTATTGGCGATGATGATCGTAAAAATTTCGTTTCTGTTAAGAAACTGGTAAAAAAGTCTTTCAATGAGGAAGATCCCAGCGGATTGGCAGAATTTCTTCTCTCATCAATTGAAGAAAGGGATAAAAATATAGAAGAGGAACCGGCAAGGGCATAAAAAAACCCAGCTTGGGGAAACTGGGTAAGAGATCATAGGCTATCACTTGTTAAGTGACAAAATGATTATAAATAACATTTTTAAATAATCAAATGAAATAATTATTTTAATGTGTTAAAAAATTGTTTGTTGCCAACCAAAGGATAGACCTATGTTTCTTGACCTTGCTAAATTTTGCAAAAAAACCGGAAAAAACCGAGGGGTAATCAGTGTAACCACTTTAGGTTTTATGGAGCTGATCGAAGAGCTTAAAGCGCCCACCATCTCAGAAATTGCCAAAAACCGCAAAGAATACCAATCCGTTTACGCCATGATTAAAAAACATGAGGAATGGTTTGAATTCCTCGATGATGAAGAGATTGAAGGCCGTAAGGTTGGGCGTCCCGCGCAGCGATTAAAGTTGTCCGACTTGGGGCGTGAAACATTGCAAATGGCATTGCGCGCCTATGCTCAAGGTTTGTTTCGTGAAGAAATTCAAGACGGCCAGGAAGATGAATACATTGAAGAGGCCGAAGAAGTTCGCAAAGATATTCCAACCGTTGTTGTTCGTGAAGAAATTCAAGACGTGGACATGAGTGATTGCGAAATTACGTTAACCGTCGAAGGCGAATAGTTAAACAGGACTAACAAATGAATTCTGAACAAACTCAAGAATTAAATCGCCGTTTAGTCCGTTATGTTCTTCCAGAAAATTGGCAAATTAAATTTAAAAAAACCGATGATGGAATTATTTGTTCATTAGTAAAAGAAAATATGAGTAATCTGTTTAAAAAATTAAACGCCGAATTTTTAATAGAAAAAAATCACGAATCGTACACGACATTTTTGGAACTTTTGAATGCCATCGAGCGCGATGCTTACGGCTCTTCAGAGATTTATTTGAGCCGTTGAACAAATAATTAATTTAAATAACCAACAAATGAAAGCTTTGAAATATTAATCATATTGTATTAAATTAAATCTGTCACAGAGGTGACATTGATTAGTGCTTCTTCATTGTCTCAGCCAGTAATTTTTATTACTGGCTTTTTTTATTCCTAAAAAAAAGCTTAAAATATCTTTTCATCTTATCTATTATAACTTGAACAAATTCGAATAAACCGAAGATAACCGGCGCGCAGAATGACTGACGAACGTCTTGATATCTTTCGGCTGCGGACGGAAAGACTCGAAAAATTACGCTCTGATCCTGAATTGATGGAAGCGGCGATAGTTCATTATCGTCAAAACTATGCTGATTTTATCAATGATTGGATGATGACATATGATCCGCGTTTATTTCCCGCTGAAATTCCCTTTCTATTATTTCCGAAACAAGAAGATTTTATAAAATTTTTATTCCGACACTGGAGGGATAAAGAAGACGGTATTTGTGAAAAAAGTCGGGATGCTGGAGTTACCTGGCTATGTTGCGCTTTCTCTGTTTGTCTTTGGCTTTTTTATCCTGGTCAAGCGATTGCCTTTGGCTCAAGAAAAGAAGACTTGGTGGATAAAATTGGTGATCCAAAATGTATTTTTGAAAAAATACGCTTTATTTTAAGGAATTTGCCTCAAGAATTTTTACCGATGGGGTATGAAGAAAGAAAGCACGCCGCATTTTTAAAAATCATGAATCCAGAAAACGGATCAACCATTTGCGGTGAGTCGGGAGACAACATAGGTCGTGGTGGTCGTAGTTCAATTTATTTTAAGGACGAGTCAGCCTTTTATGAGCGGCCCGATCTAATCGAGGCCAGTTTGAGCCTCAATTCTGACGTAAAAATAGACGTCTCCACGCCAAACGGTACGGGCAATCCTTTTTATCGAAAACGAATGGCTGGAAAAATCCCGGTGTTTACGTTTCATTGGAAAGACGACCCCCGAAAGGACAGCGCGTGGTATGAGAAACAAAAACAAATCCTTGATCCGGTTATCGTTGCCCAGGAAATCGATATTGATTACAACGCTTCCGTTTCTAATAATTTAATCAATGGTGAGTTTGTTAAGGCCGCAATGGATCGCGAATGTAAATTTCAGGTGGTTGGGCCGAAATTACTGGGGGTTGATCCGGCGAGATTTGGCAACGATAGAACCGCGTTTGTGATGCGACAAGGCCGTATTGTTCATTTTATTGACACGATAAAAAAATCTTCAACGATGGAAATCGTCGGGCATGTGAATTACTGGATGCGTCATTATCGCTTCGATATGGTTTTTGTTGATGTCATTGGTATTGGTGCCGGTGTTTACGACAAATTAGAGGAACAATGGGGGGACCGTATTATTGGGGTGAACTCATCCGAAAAAGCGCACGATCCCATTCAATTTCAGAACAAGCGGATTGAAATGTGGTTGATGATGCGCGACTGGTTCAAGATCCCGAATGTTGTTGTGCCTTACCATGCCGATCTTATGGTTGACCTGACGGCCCCGCAATATTTTTTCAATAGCTCAGGACAAAGAACGCTTGAGAAAAAAGAAGACATGAAAAAACGCGGCGTTAAAAGCCCGGACATTGGCGACGCGTTGGCTTTAACGTTTGCCGAAGATCCCGAATATTTTACTAACGAAGTATTCCTTCAGGATTCATGGGTGAGTGAGGTCGGTGCTGGTGGCTACTGAAATCGCTTACGTTGTCAGAAATGAAGATGCGTTAAAAGCGACGTTAAAAGATATCGATCATTACGCGTTAAATCTTAATTATCCCATCATAATCACGGTTGATGAATACAACAAAAAGAAAATAACCAAACGTCAACGTGGTTTATTTTGGGCGTGGATGGAAGAGATTGAAAGTTATTGCGGACAAGATAAACAAGAATTACACGATTTTTTTTGCAATAAGTTTTTAGGGAAGAAAACCAATAAAAAATTTAATGAAGAATACGAAACTATCATAGGCACCTCTGATATTTCACCAGAGGAAATGAATATCTTTCTTACAAAAATACATATTTTTTGTTTAGAGAATTTAAATTACGAATTGACCTATGAGGCTAGAAATGGCGACGAACGAAATCGCGGAAATTGAATTCGAGGCAGATGGCCCCGACGGATTAGAGATAGAAGGTGAAATGGTTTATGAAATTACGCCGATTGATCGCCTTGTTTCATTTTTAAATACGAATAACGTTGCCAGGTTGCTTGAGGAAGATGATTTATTAAAAATCGCCGATCAAGTTCGGCGCGATTATTCGGAAGATCTTGACTCGATGGAAGAATGGATCGACATCGTTCAACGTGGAAGGGAGCTTGGCAAACAAGAATATGGGCCACGTTCAGACCCTTGGGATAATGCGGCTAATTTTAAAAGTCCTGTAATTATGAATGCGATACTTGCATTTGGAGACACGGCAAGCCAGGAATTATTGAGAAAACCCGATATTGTAAAAGAGCAAATTATTGGCGCTGATTACAATGGAATGAAAGAGGCTCAAGGGAAACGCGTTTCTCATTATCTTAATTATCAAATTAACGTGAAACAACCGGAATGGCGAACCGAACATGATAAATTACTTTATACCCTACCTTCGACCGGGTGCATGTTCAAAAAGACGTTTCGCGATGAAAGTTTAAATCGCAATGTCAGCGATGTTATTTATTATCCTAATTTTGTGGTGAATCAATCCAATACCACGATTGAAGACGCTCGAAGCTTTACCCATGTCATGCAATTCACTGAAAATGAAGTCATAGAAAAGCAGCGAATGGGAATATGGCTTGACGTGGAATTACACGTTAAAGATGAAAATATTGAAGTCGATGCAGACGATAATCCGGATCGCTTTTTAGAGCAATATGGATGGTTTGACTTAGACGGTGACGGGTACAAAGAACCTTACATCGTTACCGTTCACGAAAAGACTAGCCAGGTACTCCGTATCGTTCCCCGGTATATGATGGAAGAGGTCAGTGTTCGCGTTAATACAGGCGACATTATCAGCCTTTCCGATTTCAATATGATTAAAGAGTCTGATATTACTTTGCCTCTCGAAATCGATGAAATCGTTTTTATCAAGCCACTGAACCTTTTAACCAAATATGATTTTCTGCCAGATTCCGAGGGTAATTTTTTAGGGATTGGCTACCCTCATTTACTGTGCAGTGTTACGCAGTCCATTAATACTACGACCAATCAATTGCTTGATGCTGGGAAGCTTGCGAATTTACCGGGCGGCTATCTTGCCAAAGGTGTCCGGAAAAAATTAGGTAATGATCGCTTTCAACCTGGAGAATGGAAAGACACCAACGTCCCCCCCCGAGATTTATCAAGCGCATTTTTCCCGTTGCCTTTTAAAGAGCCGTCGCAAACCTTATTTGCGTTGAATGAAAAATTACAGCAAGAAGCTGAAAAAACGGCGGCAAATGCAGACTTAAGCAAAGTGCTATCAACGAATGCGCCAGCGACGACAACGCTCGCGTTAATGCAAAAAGAAACACAATCCACAACCAGTATTATACGACGCATTTACCTGGCTATGTCTGAAGAGTTCAAAAAGATGGCTCTGTTAAATTCTCGGTTTGGTGATCCTGAAATGTATGTAATGGAAACGGGCGATGAACAAGCGGATATCAGGGCGGATTTTGATATGACGAATATCAATCTTGTGCCGGTGGCTAATCCGGAAATGAGCACGCGTATTGAACGTGCAAAAAGCGGCGAAATACAAATGCAATTTTTACCTCAAATCATCGAGGCAGGAGGTCAATCACAAGTGGTTATCTCCAACTTTCTGGATTCTTTAGGTGTTGAAAATATTTCTCAAATATTCCCACAACCACAACCTGAGCAAATCGAAAAACAAAATCAATTGATGGAACAACAAAATCAGATCCAACAGTTTCAAAATGAGTTGTTTGATCGAGAGTTGGCGGTTCGTGAAGCGGACGTTGAAAGAAAAATTGCAGAGACGCAAAGCAAGATCGCAGAAACGCGGGCAAAAATTATTGAGATCAATACCAATTCAATTTTGAATTTAGAAAAAGCAGAAACCGAAGCGGGTAAGGCGCAGTTAGAGATTTACAGCCGTGAGCTGGATTCTTTAACTAAGTTACTCGACGGTCTAAACCGACAAAGGGGGAAGAATGAACAAAATGCAAACCTTGGATGATGTTTTTAAATATTTTGAAAATGAATTAAAAAAACATCCTATTGATATCCAAACGTTCAGAGATTGGCAATCATCGCCGGTCACTCAAAGGATGTACTTGGAGTTAACCAATGGCGTAATGGAATCGATGTACGACAACGATTTTAGTTTTAAAAGTGTTGAGGAAGTTGCTTTACGGCAATCTTACGCTCGCGGCATTCAAGATGGATTGAAAATGATGATTGATTGGGAACCGGAGGGAACTTTATGAAAATTAAACCATGCGGTTTTCACGTTTTGATTGAAATGGAAGAAGTTGAACGAGTCAGTGATGGCGGGATTATCACACACACACGAGCCGAATACGAGCGCGAGCAAAATGGTCATGACGTCGGTCGAATCATTGCCTTTGGTCCGACCGCATTTGTCGGGTTTGGTTGTAAGTCGCCCGAAGAGTGGGGTTGTACATTGGGCGACTTGGTTGAGTTTCAGCGCTACGACGGAAAAATTCCTAGGCACGATACTGAGATGAAGTATCGGTGTGTTAACGATTCGGACATTATTATGGTGATTGAGGATGAAAAATGAGACATGACAAATTGCGACAGTGGAAAGACGAGACGGTTAATGCGAATGAGTCAACTAATGACGAAAAGATTATCCCTCACCAGAGCATTGCGGAAAAAGTTGAGCCTGATGTACAGCTCAGGCAAAACGATTCGTCCGTTTCCGAGGCCGATGATGTCCAGGAAGATATAAACGACGGGTTCCCTGATGAATACGAGCAAATGTCAGAGGAACAAAAACAGTTTGTTGATGAACAGCAAGAGGAATACTCAGAGACAGAGCGACAAGCTATGTCGATGGGTTGGGTGCCCAAAGAAAATTGGCGCGGCGATCCGGACGATTGGACGAGTGCCAAACGTTTTGTTCAAACAGGTGAGTTAATGCAGGCGAATCGCCGCTTGCATCAAAAAGTTGATTCCTTGGAAAATAATTTTAATGCGCGACTGCAAGGTCAACAAAAATTGCACGAAGCGCAATTAAAAATGACCATTAAAAAACTGGAAGAAGAAAAATACAATGCGGCAGAATTGGGGGATCGAGAAAAATACAACGAAATTGATCAAGAGATACGAGTTTTAAAAGAGGGCGATTCAGAACCTTACGCAGAAACACAACAAGAATATGCGCCGCCCGCACCTATTGAAACAGAGCCAAAGCAATCGCCAAATGGTGTTGACCAAGAGGTTCTCTACCACAACTTAATGAATCATCCCGTCGTTAAAACTTGGCGAAATAAAAACCCCTGGATTGAACAACAAAGCCCAAAAAGCGCTTACGCCGAACGTGAATTTATTCAGTATGTTCAAAAAAATATAAACAATCCAAATGCAACGGTAGAAGAAGCATTGTCTCATGTTGACGATGTGGTTCGCAGACAATTCAACACTGAAGCGCCCCAACATTCTAGGGCGTCCATGTCAGAGAAACGCGGTGGACCAACACGACGACAATCGCCGCGATTAACAATGTCTGAACTGACGCGTGAAGAAAAGTTGATTTGGCAAACGATGGGAAAAAGTTGGAAGAACCAGGAACAGTTTTTACAAGCTGTTAAAGATAATCGCGAAGCGGAGAGAAATAATAATGCCTAAGAAAAATATCACGAATAATGAAGTAACACCAAAACCTGAAGTCGAAGCGCATACGCCAAAGGATAGACCAAAACGCCGACCGTTAACCACGACGTATAAATTGGCGTTGCCTGAAGGAGTGGTTGAAGAAGGTTACAAGTATCGATGGGTTTTAGATCGTCCTGATCGTGTTATGCAATTTCAGGAAGCTTGGTGGCAAGTTGTAAAAGATGGCGCAGGAAAAACTATTCGAAAACCATCGGGAACGGGAGAGTATTTGATTTTGTATAAAATTGAATTACAATACTGGGAAGAAGATCGCGACATTCATCGCAAAAAGAATATTGATTTACTCACCGAAGCGGCAAAACCGCGCAGAGATAAAGACAGTTTTGAATATGTCCCAGAAGGACACGAAGCCGTCGTAAAATACAGCTAAAGTTAGCTCCCTCAAAAGTTCCGGCCATAAGTTGGCAACCTAAAAAAAGTTTGCATATCGCACACCTATCAACGTCTTTCGTAGTGATAGTTTTTTGTTAATACGCTTTTTTTCGGAGGCTAACTATGCCCGGCTTTCAGGCTCTACGAAATCAAAGTGATACCGATTATCAAGGTAAGTTAGAAACATACGCGGTTGATGCCGCTCATGCTTCTTTGCTTGCGCCAGGTGATGTTGTTGTTATTACCGGCGAAGCCGATGCCGAAGGTCGCGCAGAAATTGACGCGGCGGCGGCGGGTGCTGCGATAACGGGTGTCATTGCTGCCGTTCGTCCTTTGTTTGACACAGAAAATCTCACTGAAACAGGTTTACCAGCACTTCAATCTGGTTTCGTTCACTGTCATATCGCACCAAATCAAAATTTTGAAGTCGATGTTATTAACGGCCCTTTGGTCGTTGCTGATGTTGGTTTAAATGCTGATATTGATGCAACTGCCGCAACGAAAAGCGGTGGCCTTACTGTTTCTAATATGACTCTCGACGCTGGAACCATCGCGACCACTGCAACCTTGCAATTCCGTATTGTTTCTTTGAAAGAAGATGCTGCGGGCGTGTTAGGAAATCGTGCGGTCGTTCGTTTCAATAACACAACGCTGAATACCGGCACAGCCGGAATTTAAGGGGGAGTCATGCCAGGAACTATTACTCGCGGTAATTTACCCCGCTTACTTCAGGAAGGCGTCGCTAACGTTTTCGGTAATACTTACGACGAATGGCCAGAAGAATGGCCAATGATGTTCATGCGTGATACTTCACGAAAAGCATTTGAAATCGACGTTCAATTCGAAGGATTTGGATTAGCGAGTCCAAAAGACGAAGGCGGAGACATTAGCTTTGATTCTCAACGTCAAGGGTTCACGCCAACTTACACACACACAACATTTGGGAAAGGGTTTGTCGTCACCAAAGAGGCATTGCAGGATGAGCTTTACGATCTGTTTGCTCGCCGTGCTCGCGCATTAGCTTTTTCAATGCGACAAACGAAAGAAGTAACCGGAGCCAATGTTTTTAACAATGGTTTTGATCCCGCTTTCGTTCAACCAGGTGGAGACGGAGAACCGCTTTTTAGTGCGACCCATATTAATGGGCCTACTGATGGTGGAACGTATTCAAATGTTTTAGCGGTGCCTTCTGATTTATCAGAAACCGCTCTTGAAGATTTGATTATCCAAATTGGTGAAGCCACTGATCCGCGTGGCTTGAGAATTTCTTTGGTGCCTCAAAAATTGTGCGTTCCAGTGCAATTAACTTTCGAAGCTCAAAGAATTTTAGGGAGTGTGCTTCAAAATGATACGGCAAACAATGCTACTAATAGTTTGCGTGATTTAACGGCTCTTCGGGACGGTTATGGCGTTAACCACTACCTCACCGATGTCAATGCCTGGTTTATCACTACGAACTCGCCGGACGGATTAAAAATGTATCAACGGCAAGAGGTAGAGTTTGGCGAAGACATGGCGTTTTCAACCAGCAATACACGTTTCAAAGCGGACGAACGCTATAGTTTTGGCTGGACCGATCCACGAGGATGCTTTGCGTCGGCAGGTTCAAGTTAATCTGTAAAAAATAAAAGGGGCGGTTGCCCCTTTTGCTTCTGGTTACTTGCAAAGGTAACTGGTGTTTGCTTAAACACTGGGAGTTTTATTCGTGGCAAAAGTCAACGGTGTACCAGGATTTACTAATTTTAAAAAAGTAAATATTCTTGATACGCTTTTAATTCAAGGTAATCCAATCGGTCAGTCCGTTGCCACCGAAGATTTAAATATCACTGGTGATTGGACGTTTCAAAATGACGTTGGTTTTTCCGGTGCCATTCAATTAGAAGACGAATCAGGAACATTTCAAAGCGCTTTGTTTTTTGACATTGCAACTGATCCTGACACCCTCGTTTTAACAAATCCTGTTACCAATGGCGATATTGATTTTCGGACGAATGGAAGCGGATCGGTTTTAGTCAATGGTGCATCGCCTTTTTTTGATGTCGCTTCAAATTACACGCTAACCGGAACTTGGGACTTTACAAATTCCGTCGATATGGTTGAGTTGGATTTGTCGGGTTCACTGACCGCATCGGACGCAACCTTTTCGGGTGATGTTGGTTTTTCCCAAAGCATTCAAATTGAAGATGAAAGCGCGACGTTTCAAAATGTTTTATTTTATGACATTGCGACAACGCCGGACACGATTGTATTAACGAACGAAATTACAAACGGCGATATTGATTTAAGAACTAATGGAACCGGTCAGGTTCTTGTTAACGGTGCGAATCCTTTTTTTGATACGGCGGCGAATTATACCGTTACCGGCGATTGGATTTTTACGCAAGACGCCACGTTTCAATCGAATATCATTGCCGAATCCGATTTACAAATTAACGCGACTGTTTCTTTTCAGGATTCTTCTCTCGCTTATCAAAAAGCGCTCTTTTACGATTTAGTTACAACGCCAGACACGATTGTATTAACGAACTCGATCACTAATGGGGACGTTGATGTTCGAACCAATGGAACCGGCGATTTTCTAATAAATGGAACGCCGGTTGGATCATTTCTAGCGCTTGCCAACGATGAATATATTACCGCAGAAGATAGTGGTGCGACCGCTCGCGATGTTTTTGGAATAAACACCAGCGACTATACCGTTGTCGGCAATGATCTACTTGTGGGAACGGTTCTAAAATCGGGAACGGGTGATGAAGTCATTTTGCAATCCGATGCGGTTAATGTCGCTCTTGGTTTTTACAACAGTGGATTTTCTCAACGGGGTTATGTTGGGTTTATAGGTAACGCTGATCTTACCGTTGCCAATACGCAAACCGGCGACGATGTTGTCCTTTCGATTACGGGCGCAAGTTCAATGATTCGTTTGATCGACGACTCGATTGGCGACCGTTTAGCAATTACACGCGCAGGAAGGATGTCTCTTTATGACGTTAACGTACAACCCGCCATTCGAACACAAGATTATACCGGTAGCGTTACTAGCGGCGCACAACTGGCCGATCCTAATGGATCACTAAGAGACATTGGATGGAACATTGCGGACATTACAACGGGCAACGTGACCTTTCCTTATTTCACCATTGATCGCGTTGGTGGAATGATATTAAAAACCGATGCCTCTGCTTATACCTGGCAGATAAATGATTTAGGGGTTGGTCAAGATGGTCAGTTGTGGATGGGTGCAAATATTGGTTCTGCCGGTGATGTAACGATCACCGAAGGAGGCACCGTTACGCTTACTTGGCTGGATGGATCAAGCCTAACTACTGGAACAAGAACAATTGCTCCAGGAGGCGTATTTACTGTTTTTAGGCGAGACACGGACGAGTATTTAATTTGGGGGACGGGCATCTCATGACGATACCTATTTTTGCCTCTGTTATTTCCGCGACAAGATTTATTGATCCTGATATCAACATTACGAACGCGACGATCTCAGATACCGGTGCAGGTGCTGAAGCTGGGATCGCCGTGCAGGATGATGGTGATTTATTACATCAACGGTTGGTTGGTTCAACCGACGTCATTACTGATGAATGGATTTTAGATACGGAAAAGGCAGCGGGCGTAATGGACAATTACGATTTTCGCTGTGATGTTAATTCAGGAATTTTAGATACCGGGATTTCAGACACAACAGGCGCTTGGCTCGACGGTGCTGGCGCTTCTCAATATTCTTGGAATGTTTCTGTTAATAGTGGAACAGGTTCGGCGAATGTGACATTAAGTATTCGCGACAAGGGAACGTTAACCGTGCAAGACACGGCAGATTTTGTTTTAAGCGCTTCGACTTAAAACGAGAGGTTAATAGAATGAGTATTACACAATTTAAAGACACGAACATTATCGGTGAGTTGACCATTAATGGAATTCCTGTTCAAGCCGGAGTTTGGGAAGATACGATTTTAATTGATTCCAGGAGTGTGGCAGCTTCACAATTGCCTTCTGTCGTTGATACGCCTTTACAAGTTGAATTTGGTGGCTCCCAAACCTCTCCTGGTGGTGAAGTTTCATTAAGTGCTGCGGGGCGGGTAACGTTTAATGAAACCGGAAGTTATTTAATAACATCAAATTTTAGATTGGGGCGAACGGGTGCCAGTGGTACAAGTGTTATTGTCGGTCAGTTTTTTTACAACGGCGTTGCGATACCGCAACTCGAAGGCGCAGCCGCGCGCATCGATAACGCAAACTTGGTTGTTCCTCTGTCATTAACCTTCGTTATACATGCTACGGCGGGCGACTTTATAGAAGTGTTCATTGCGCGCGATAGCAGCGGCGCGAATTCTGGGGGGTTGTTTCAATTTACCCCGACCACTTTACCTTGGAATGACGCCCCAAGTGCAAGCATTCGAGTATCCCGTTTATTACCAATCGAGTAAGAGGCAAATATTATGGAGCAACATTACATGGTTCATCTTTCCAAAAAAGAATGTGTTTACATTATTCAAGCGCTCGATGTTTTGTGTCGAAAAGAAGGTTTGAATCAAGCGGCTAATTGTTTTGGATTGGCCAGTAAATTAAAAAAAGTGACGGAAGCGCAGGAGGAAAAAAACGATGCAACATGTGATTGAGTTTGACGCCGAATCTACTCAGCGCTTTGCGGCAAATTATCGACGTGCAGATGATTACAAGGCAACGATTCAAAATGAAAGCGGTCAACAGATAACGGTAACGGTAAGTAATATTAGTGAAAATCGAAATCAAGGAACGCCAGTTTATCAGCAACCGGCTGGGGGTGCTTTGGTTATCGCTGATGGTGCGATGGCAACGTTAAACGAGCCATACGTTGAATGGCTTTTAACGGCAGCAGCGCCAGCAACAGGTTTTGTTTATGTCGTGGAGGCAGGCTAATGAGTGGTTTGAGAAGAATGGCAAATCAAGAGCGTGGTTCGCAGGTTCCCAAAGGGAAAGCGCCCAACGAAAATTCAATTGTGGAGTGTAAGGATTATGCCTCTAAAAAGCGGAAAAGCGCAAAAAGTTATTGATGCGAATATTCAAGAATTAATGAGCAACGGTTATTCGCATAAACAGGCCGTCGCGATTGCTATGGATAAAGCCGGTAAAAAAAATCCGACGGGACGCTCCACAGTTTCACAAAAGTTAGGCGCTAAAAAAAGAGCCATGAAACGCAATGCGAAAAGTAAATCGAAAAAGAAATAGCGGCGACGTCATTCGTGGCGGAAAAGCAAATTTCAACCGGCGACACACTCGCATGAAGCTTGGGGATCATCTTGTGCAGTGTGATGTTACCGGTCAGGTCTGTTTTCGTAGCGAAGCCTCATTAACCTGGCGAGGCACTTTGGTTTCCAATCAAAATTGGGATCCGCGTCATCCTCAACTTGATATTTATATCAGTGGTGATGAAGACATAAGCGTAAAAGATGCGCGTACTTTTCAGGGAGAAGATGAAGCGCAAAGCTCAGATATAACGGATAACGGAAACGCCGTGATTTCGGATGCTGATATTGATGTTGGGGCATCGGGATTTATAACATTTACTAACAACGGCAATTTAAATTTAAACGGATCACTTGTTTTAAATGAGTGGTGGGATCAAGGCGAAACTGACGGCATAGGAAACTTTTATCAAATTCGTATCACGCGCTCGACACAATCGGGTGCTTTGGATTCGATAACGGGTTTAACCAGTGCTTTTAATTCTTTAGTTAATGATGTGAACGTTACAGTTTCGTTTTCTGGGATCGGCGAAGTGACTTTCTATTGTGAAATAAAAAGTATTATCACCGACGAAATTACTGCAACCGGGAGCATCATTTTAAGGCGCACATAAGGTTTTAAAATGAGTACTCGCATTGATGGTGTAAATGTAACCGTTTTAGATAAATTAAATGTTTTTACGACGGTTTATGTTGGTGGTCAGGAATTGGTTTTATCCGATTTAGAGCCAATAGATGGAAGTGATAATTATACGCAGCTCGGTGAGCTTGCGATTACGGGACGCCTTTTTTTGAATGGGGTTGAAGTGTTTGGCACTGGCGCGGCAATTCCTTCTGATTTTCGCGGAACCAAATTAAAGAACGTTAACATTACCGAAATATTAGCGATCAACGGCCAAGTCGTATTCACCGATGAAAGTTACATTCAAAAGCGTGTGCGTTTCAATAGCGGCGATCCGGATTATTTAACGCAGGCTGGAAACTTAGGAATTGCCGCGCCAGTAACAGGGTTTACGTTTAGCGCTTGGATTGAGCGTGCCGATACAACTGGCGCGCAGTACATAACGCTGTTTGTTGATACGGATTCTGGCGGATCCATTTTTCAAGTTAGTATAACGGGCGCGCCTAATGCGTTACTCGTTGCCGTTCGAGATACAAGCCTTACTACCGTTGCATTAGTCAACGCGGGAACATTAGTTGACGGTGTTATTTATCACATTTTAATTTCTTACAATCAGGCCAACGGATTACAAGTTTATCTTAATGATGCTTCTTTAGGTACGGATGCCGGGACGGGCGCAGCCGTTGAGCTAGACGTGATCGACATAATTAGTTTGTTCGCTACAAATGCAGGGACGGCCACTTTTAACGGTTGCGCTGGGGATGTCTGGTTTGATGATTCTTACTTTGATTTAACCGTCGAAGCAAATCGACGATTGTTTATTGATGCTAGTGGCGATCCCGTTGATTTAGGAAACACAGGAGAGAATCCGACCGGCAGCGATCCTTTATTATTTTTTGGTGGTTTTCAAGAGCCAAGCGATTGGAATGCTGGTACAAATCTTGGAACGGGCGGAGACTTTACCGCGACCGGATCCGTTGTGTTGTGTGACTTATAAGGTTTAGTTTATGGCTACCAGCGGTAACTTTGTTCTTAACAGAACAGCAAATGAAATCATCGAGAGTGCACTAAGACGCGCAACTATTGTCCCGGTCGAACAATCAATCAGCGCCGTTGATCGTTCAACTGCTTTGGAAGCTTTAAATAGTTTGGTTGCTCGGTTCCAAGCTCAAGGCTTTCATTTGTGGAAACAAGAAGAATATGTTTTGCCCTTGAACCAGGGGCAACGTTCTTATGACATAGGACCAACCGGCGCGTTTGCGTGTCTTTCCGATGATTTTATTACCGATGAGTTAAGCGCCGATGTTATCGCTGGTGCCACCACTATCACAATCAGTGATACCTCCAGATTTACCGGGGCTGATAATACGTTAACTTTTGATCCATCCGACACCACGGCCAACTGGACAACCGTCGATGCGACCTTAGCCGCCGTTTCGGTCGGTTTGGAGTTGACGAGCACCGTCGGCGCAACGGAAGGCTATACCGAATATGAATTTACCGACATAACCAACGACATTGAATATTTTTTTCAAATCAATATTGATTCATTAACGACAACGGATTTGAGATTAGAGGTTTATGATATTGGCATAGGTTCGACGCTCATCGCCTCCGATACATTTTCAGCAACCGGGATAGCAACGGTGACATTTACGCCATCCCAAAACACGATTATGTTGCGCGTTGTTAACACGGATTTAACCGCGTCCGGCGTCAGTGCTTATGGTGATTTACAATTACGCCAGTCGAATACAGGAGAGAACGCAGGAATTCGCTTTGATGCTTCATTAAGAGAATGGAATAACGTTAAACGCGTTATCGATGGTACGACGTTGGAACTCGTTAATGCAACCGCGAATAATTTTGATGAAAGTAGTAGTTTGTTTGCTTTTAAGGATTATCCCCCACGGCCTTTAAAGGTTAGAAATCTTCGCTCAAAAATATACAACAACGATAGTGAACAGCCGGTAAACCAATGGTCCCGCAGTCAATACCAAATGCAAACCGTTAAAGATACGCAAGGTTTACCCACGCAAGCGTATTACCAACCAACGTTAAGTAATGGTGAGATGCGAGTTTGGCAAGTCGCCAGTGATGTAAATCAAATTCTTTTATTTGACGGTGATATTCCTCTCCAGATTTTTGTCAATAATAA